AGAGATCATGTATTTGTGTAAGAACCGAAAGTGTCATAATCAAGTGAATCAACGAGGTGACTTGTGTGTCAAGTGCTCACCTCCTGAAGTGGAGACCTGTGGAGGATGTAATACAACCGAAGGAGTTTGGGCGCTTGGATTTTGTACTAAGTGTTGGATCGATAAACATACCCAGATGTCGGATGGATACTTCTGTGGATTTGCAGACTGCAAGGAATGTAGTGTCTATCCTTATTCCTGCAGAACGTGTCAGTGTGAGGAATGTGGAGATTTGTATCGTCTCGAAGAAGGCGATGAACCAACTGGAGTGTGTTATGAATGTAAGAACCCACCTAAAAAGTGTCCTTGTGGTGAAGTGAGTATCTCAGAGATGGTTGGACAATGTATTGACTGTTACTATGCTGACCGTGATGTTCGGCATAACATCAATGACGACTGTGATCATTGTTCTTAGAACGTCCCTAGTGAGGTCCTCCGAACGTCCACCCAAAACGGATCTAAGTCCATCCAATAAATCATTTTTAGTGTTAAATGTCAAGTATGTCGTATGAATCCGAACATTGTCCAGGGTGTGATTTTGAAATTACAGTAGGAGCAAATGGGTACTGTGCATCGTGTTGGATTGAACGATTTGGATGCGAAGATCTTTCTCCAATTTCCTTTGATCCAGATGAAGACGAGTACGTAGAGTCAGTGATTAGAATTCAAAAATGGTGGAGAAAGGTGTCGAATCAACCAAGATGTGATGGTTGCTACTTCAATGCATTAAATCAACTAGCGCATATGAGAATTGGCGGATGTTTGTATGAACCAGATTTGTATGAACCCGAGTGAGGTCTTCCGAATGTGTAAAAAATGGAATCCAAAACTTTTTAGATTTGGATTCCATTATAAAATGATTGACTTCATCAAACTCGGATACAGCAAAAGTGAACAAGAAATGTTGGAGGACGCATACCAAGCGATTGAAACTACTAAGATGTGGGACTACATGAAGAAAGAACCAGTTGGAGGATATACGTTTACCGATGATGAAGAACTAAGACTCATCAATAGACATCTTGAATACGGTGGACATTCTGGTTTCTCGTTTGGATGGACCATGAGAACCATGCAACAGATTGCGAGAATTGGAGAAGAAAAGTTCATCGAAGAGTGCTTAACCTTGTTGGAGAATGTGGGCAAACGCCCCATGAATCGGTAGTTGAACAATACGACACCACGCTAGATAGAGACGAAATGCCTCTTCATCTTTGAAGAACGGAAACGAAGGATAACAATTTTTCAGTTCAACAAATGCGTCTGCATGTTTTGGTGAATTGTTCGAACGAAAAAAGTGGATGATCTCATCTAATCTTGCAAGACGTTGAGGAAGGGGCATAGATTGAATACGTGCTCGGAGTGCGTCCATTGAAGAATTAAAGAGATTTTGGTTTAAATGAATGACAACCTATCCAAGTATGTCTTGTACCGCAATTGCCTCTGTTTATTCGAATACGACTTTCAAGAAGTTCGTGAATGTATACCAAACCCAGTTCGTTGATTTCAAGGCGTCTGGATTAGGTGATTACCTTCGAGGATCCTTTATGGTTCTTCAATTACTTCGAACTCTTGAGAAATATACCGGTGTCCATGTAGACTTTGATATGGATTTGCGAAATCATCCTATGAGCAAGTTTTTGATTTGCGACCAAACCCTTGAACGACCTGCAAGTTATCCAGCACTTGGAAACTTCCATATTGATTCGCTCTTGGTCAATCAAGACGAAAATGACATTGCGTACCAACACATTGTTCGTGAAATCATTCGATATTTCAACAAGATCCAACAACCGACCTTTTTTGCCTACTCTTGTAAGGATCTAGTGTATACTGAAATTCTTGACTCTGAAAGGGCATTGATTCGTTCTAAGATTCAACCCACTCCTGAGATGGAGACCTATATTACAGACTCACTCACTCGTTTGGGAGTCACAGGAGCCTATACAAGCATTCACGTTCGACTGGAAGATGCAGTATGCTTTCCTCATGCAGTTGGAACTAGTCAGGCAACTTTGAATACTCAGTTAATGGACGATTTAGTGACTGCTGTACGATCCAAGGTTGAGGAAGGTAAAACGTATGTGTTAGTGTCTTCTAGTACAAGGGTTAAAGAAGCGCTAACAGGTGGAAACATTCTTTCACTTCCTACTGCAATCTGCCATATTGGTCAGAATCAAGAACCTACCGATGAACAATTACGAGACACATTGCTTGATTTCTACTTGATGTCGCGTTCAGCAGAGATCTTGGCGTTCAGTACGTATCAACGTACTGGATTCAGTTTAGAGTGCAGTCATATTTATGGAATTCCCTATACGATGACACACGTTGAAGACAAGGAAGAAACTGCACGAAGGGAAGCACAGCAAAAGCAATTTGAGGCAATGATGAGACGATATTAAAATGGATTTAAAACTTCCAAACTAAATTAGATTCATCTGATAAAAATGACTGACTGCCCAATTTGCTATGAAAGTATAACTCAGACTACAGGTTGCTGTGTTCTGAGTTGTTCTCATTCCTTCCACATTCGATGTTTGACTAAATGGACTTCTGATGCGTCCACCTGCCCCATGTGTCGTCATGCTTTGACCGACATTGAACTTAATCGCCCAGATCCGCCTCCAAAACAAGAAGTTGTACGCTCCGAAGTTCGATGGTTTAGTATTGGATCCTATATTTGGACCACTGAAGATCGTATTTCACAAGTAATCCAAGAAGCGGGTGTTACCCGAAACCGAGCAATCCAGGAACTTCGTGATAGTTCTGGAGATGTAGATGAAGCAATACTTATGGCTCTTGATACTCACAGACGATATGTTCCAAGTAGTCCCCCTCCACTACGAGATCCATTGAAACCCACAGATGAAATGATCACTGCTTGGGCACTTGAACGTTTGTTCAAATACGGAACAATCATAGATGATTCCTACGATTACGGAAGTCTGGAAGATACGATTCACCGCACAAATGTAACTCGATTCAGCGGACATGCATCTAGTTTATGGATGAATTCTGACTTCATAGGTGCTGAAGTTCGTGACCGATCACCCTCGATCTAAAACGGATGTATTTACGTTTGAATAGACAAACGTATCATGAATAAACAAAACGCAATCTCTTGTTGTCTCTTTGGGTTCTTAGTGTTCTTAATGATTCTCTCCTTACTTTGAAATGTAAAATGGACTAATTTTTTCAAATTCATTGATAGTAAAATGAAGACCTTAGAATCCAAAGTTAGAAAAGCAAAGGCAGAATACGAAGCACTCAAAGCAAACTATGAAACACTCAAAAGTCTGAACTGGGACATCTTCTACGGACGAGAAGAAGGTGTTCATGATGTTAAAAAAGAGAACGAATTAAAAAAACAAGTTGAGACAGCGCAGAAGAAGATGGAACAATTACAAGGGTTTCTTCAAGCAAAAAAACAATCTTAACAAATCAAACCTTTTTAAGTATATAATGAACACCATTGATCACGAGTTAAGAATTCTCCATGCAAGGATTGAGGAGTTGGAAAACAAGAAGCGTATCGAAGAGGAACGAAAAACCAATCCTATCATGGTTCTTGAGAACTTTATACAAATCAAGAAACAGGCAGTTGAACGAAACAGTTACTCCAATAATCTACCTCTTGCGAGAAAATACGATCAAGAGAAGATCTTGATGATTGAACCTGTATTGATTGTTTTGAAAGACCTGTTAGAACGGGTTTCAAGGTTAGAGCAGAAGTAAAATGGATACTGAAACCAGTTAGTGTAATCTTTTTACATACACTATGGAATCTATGGAAAATGATATCAAAGCACTTCAGGCTAAACTTGTTGAACTTGAAACCAAACTTGAACAAGAAAAGCAGCGTCAAGAAAATGAACGTAGTAAACAATCCTCGCTAATTAAACAGCTACAAGAGTTATTAAGTGAACGATCTAAAAGAACTTATTGTCAAGCTGCAAAGATTTGTGGTGTTTCTGCTAGAGCAGATCAACCTATCTTCTCGGTTATATCAGAACTTCTTGGTGAACTAAAGTTTAGAGTAGATGAGTTATGGGAAGCACATCCGCCAGTTATAGAGTTACGTAAAAAGCAGTCGTAAAATGGATTTAAGTTCCACCAACTCTATCTTTTTCACTCTAAAATGACACATCTTCTACAAAAATATCTTAATGAAAACTGTTCAGGAATACTTCAAAATAACCACTACACCTATTGGATTCCTCAATCCATCTACAATGATCTTTCAATCAAACGATGGAAGTATAATCGACCACCTGATAAGGATCGTGTTGCTGAAATCCACGATTTTATGAATGAATCCAAACGCATGGACGGAATGCTCTACCTTGCATACATTAACAAAGAACTAGTCTGCTATGAATCCAATCATCGTCGTGAAGCATTGATTGGAATTGAAGGCATGAATCCCATTCTCGTGGATATCTTATGGGACGCAACCGACGAGAGTGTGAAGACTGAGTTTCTCAGACTGAACAAAGCAGTGTCTGTACCTGAACTCTACGTCTCTGAAGAGACATCCGTAGACCCAATAGAACTCATCAAATTGAGAGATACATTCTGTGAGACCTACAAACAACTGAAAGTGACTACAGGTCGTCCAAATGCCCCTAACTTCAATTCAGACATGGTGATGAATGAGTTTCTGAGGGTCATGAAAGAGAATAAACTCAGTCCATCTGAATTCTGGACTCGGTTGATGCGTCTCAATACCCAAATGTCCACTCGTGATCGCAAGAAGTTGACTCCAAAAGTCATTGAAAAATGTGAACGATCCGGATTGTGGCTCTTTGCATGGAGTCGTGTATTGGATGCTAAGGAATTGGTTTAAACTTCGTCATTCATCTGTAAATAAATGGCTAATATCCTTCAATTTACCCTCATATTCATTTTTTAGTTCTTCATAATGTGACTGAAAACATGGAACGCATACTTGATGCTTTATACCAAATCTCCATACAGGTGATATATACATGTCATTACACTTTAAACATGGAAGTCCACTTTCCCATTCTGGTATATTACGAACCCAAAAAGCATCTCTCATTGATTCGTATGAGATCTTTGCTTCACGATAAGGTTCAAACTCTTCCCAAAAGTTACAAGTTTCTTCTATATCAAGATGACTATAAAACCCATCCCAAACGTTTGGTCTTTTGAGAGGACAAGTGAAGAACATTTTTCCCTTGTCGTTTTTCATATTAATTTCACAGGGATAACCGTGCTTACAAAGTGGTCTATCTATACAAACTTTAGATTTCAATGATGAATCAAGATATTTGTATTGATAATCAATGCAACGCTCTATTGTTGTATATTTACCACCACGAACTAATCCACAATTATCGCTATTCTCATACATATACCTCTCAGTTATAAGGTTTTCTACTTCAAGATATCCCTTGTCATCTTCTCCATTCCATTTCAGTTGAGACATAGGATTAGATTTACCATCAATCATATCATTGTAATTTTTCATAAAAAGTATGTTATTTGGAACATGATATAGTCCAATAAGCTGTGTAGGTGTATGTCTATTTGTATTTACACCACCTCTTCCAGTTTGGTGTTCATTAAACCTACGATATAAACGTGTTGTTTCACCTACATATATATGTCCATCTTCACTTTTAACTACATATACCCAGTGCATTAATGTTAGTATCAAGAACTGTTTAAACACTCCACAGATTCATAGTCTTCACTTGTAATCGTATGTATTTTTCCATAGTAGCATTCATCTCATCAATCGGCATAGCAGATTCGCAGATTGTTTTAAATAGACAACCAAGACATCCTCCTAAGACACTGACTTTGTCGTAGATTCTATGGTCAATTAGATCTCCAAAGTGATTCTTGTAGATTTTGTAGTACGCTTCAGTAAAGTCACAGTGTCTTTTTTGTCTTCGGATTTTATCATAGAACTCTTTATTCATCTCTCTTGTAACAAACTCAATCAGATCAGTAGCGACTAACTCAATTTTATCGTTGTAACTCATTTTGTCCTAGTTCTAGGAAGATTGAGTTAAATTAGATCCATTTTTTGGAGTAAAACCGATTACACGTATAGAGTTGTATACTAGTATACAATATGGCTAAACTTATTTGCAGAGGCAACGATCTTGGGTTTACGATTTTACCCTATTCTGAGGGTGATAAGGATTCACTTGAAGAGGAACTACTTGAAAATCCTAGTGACAGTGTCCTTGGATATGTCACGTGTTCACGTAAGTTTAGGTATACCGAGTCAGGCAAAGTTACCGAAGTCGGTGACCATTGGGCACTCGATATTCTCAATGAGTTTCCGTACATTGAAGAGGATGGACCATGGATTGTCTACACGTGCTGTCCTGAACACGCACAAGACGCCTTTCACAAGATTGGTGGTGATGAAGTTCTACAGATTCATAACTGGGATACATGGTCTATAGCAGGCAAGGAAGCCAACGTAGCAGTGGTCACTTCGTTCGAAATATTCTAAAATGGATTACATACACTCAAACAAATCGTAGTCATAGTTAAAATGCCTCGCTTTGTTCGTATTCATCAACAAGTCATTCATATTCCGTCCCTTGCAAATGTTAGTATGGGAACTAACTGGTTAGGTCAACCCTTCTTGACCTTCTATTATCACAATCAACACAGTCAGACGATTTCGTATGGCTGGGGTAAGTGGGAAGAGTGTGAAAAAGATATGATTCGTATAAAAGAGTCTATGATGGAAATTGAACGTGTTCTCTCAAGTGTAGTTCTGACTGTAAAACCTCAAATTGTAGAGGTTGAACTTTCAAACAAAACGGAAAATGTATCTGTAGATACATCTACCTTATAATGAAATTCAACGCATACATCGATATCTTTGCAACATCGTTCTTAGTAGTGGCCTTCTTGGTGGTTTTATTCATAGTCTAAAGTAATGATACAGACCTTTTTGTTTGTAGTAATGGTTACGCTTGGATTATCAATGATTCAAAACCGTTCAAATTTTCCTACAATCATTATGATTCCACTGTTGACTGCACTTCTTACAAAGTATACACTAGGAGACTGGGATTCTGGGTTCAGATGGACATCAAATGATGTTTTGTTTTGGGGAAGTGTACTTGCCATAAGTTATGCAACCCTTCAGTTCCTCAAGACTTTTCTATAACTACTATAAATGGGAGTCAAGTCTGAAGGTTTGAAGTTCAAATATTCGTTGTATTCCGCTCTCGCCTTTTTCCTTGTGGCGAACCCAATTACATTTAAGTTTGTGAATTCATTGATCGCAGGAGTTGCAGTCAATGGATGCCCTACAGCGTTTGGTTTCATTCTTCATTCAATAGTCTTTTTCGGTGTGTTGTACGGTCTAATGAGTTTACCGAGCGACAGAGATTAAAAAAATGAATATAAGGATATGTGTTTTGTATAATTCAATGACGCACTTTGAATACGGTGCACTAGATAAAGATACTAAGAAATTTGTTGAACCTAAATACGCAAAAAGGAGAACGAAATATAGTTGTCCTGATTGTGAGAGAGATGTTCATGTATGCAAAGGTGAAATAAGAATTCCATATTTCGCACACGATCCAGATCCAGAAAATCGTTGTACATATTTCAACCCTAATCCTTCTTCAATTCAACAACATAAAAATGCTCAATTTAAATTGAGAGAGTTTCTAAACAATGGGACTAAAATTGATATTCTTAGACCCTGCTTATGTGGAAGACGTGAACATACAACTGAAAGAAATTTTCACTCATATTTTGGAAAGGGAAAGGTAGAATATAAGTTTACTTATAATAATTCAAATAGATTTGCTGATGTTGCATTAGTAGACGGTGATAAGATAATAGTTATATTTGAAATAGTTCATACACATTATACGTTAGAGAAAGATAGACCAGATCCATGGTTCGAAATTGCTGCGAAGGAGATAAATAACATACCAATTGATTCTAAAGAGATTGTATTGACTTGTTTAAGACAATTACGATCTCCAGAATGTATCAAAGAAGAAGAAGAATTGAAACGAAAGAAACAAGAAGAAATTGAACGTCAGAATAAAGAATGGAAAGAACGAATGGAACGCAGTATTAAAGAACAAGAAGAACGAATGAAAATTTGGCATAAAGAACAACAAGAACGTTATGAAAAAAGTTTAAAAGAACAAGAACAACAAGAACAACAAGAACATCATGGAGAAAGCGAACTTTTGAGAAAAGAACGGTATGAAGAACGCGAACGTTGGAGAAAAGAATTTAATGAAAATCATGATCTTTGGGATAAAGAACATAAACAACAAAGAGAAAGGGAAAGAAGTGAGGCCATAAGAAGAGCAATTCAAATAGAGAATGAACTCAAAGAAAATCGTGAAGCTCGTAGAAAATTTGAAGAAGAAAAAAAGAAGAGTGAAGAAGATAAAAAGAAGACTGAAGAACGTAATAAACAACTTCAGTTTGAACTATTACAATTATCAAGACAAGTACCCAAGTGTAACAAATGTAGTCCATTCATTACACTAGACTATAAAGATTGGAATTGGAGATGTAATGCATGTAAGGTTTTGATTAAGGATCTACATCTTAAGCATCATCAAAATTAACCTTTTAACCCTCTTTCTTTTAGTTCTTTCTTCTGAATCTTCAATTCTCTAGCAAGAACTCTACGAGTAGGACGACTGAGCACCTTAAATAGATGATGGTGTTCTCGCAGATAATCACTCTTCTTCATACGAATGGTCTTGTTTCTACGAGTACTTTTACGCATTATTAAATAGAATGGGTAGTTTTTTAAACACTCATTCAAAATGATTTACTATCATCCTAACTGTATATCAATATACAAAACTTGATAACATGGATATCATTCTTGTAAAAAGAACCCCAATCAGTGCAATGGATTTAACATTTGGAGAAGTTTTGTTTGGAATGTTAGGAAATGATGCAAGAAGTTTGATGAAATCATGTTTAGGAGAAGAAAAATTATTGTTCTCAATCAATGATGATTGGAAATATACACAAAAAATGACAGTGAAGGTTATTATTCCAAAAACCGATAAAATGTTAATTCTCCACTGGGATGGATATGAAACTGGGTGTAATCCGTTTATGTTCTCAATTGGAAAGAACACATTGATACCTCATAGTATTGAAGAAGAATTTGTAGCTATGTTTGGAGATAATCTTACAAAAGAGGTTGAATATACTATTGACGAATATAATGAAGATCTTGAATTTAGTAGGTCTAGTCTTAAAAAACGTTGGTTAGATGATTGTATTCCTCCATTTTCATTATATAAATAGATCAGACAGAAGTTATGAACTGCCAAGAAAGGTAATCGCAAATCTTTCGCCATATTAAGTCATGTGATATCAATCGGTCGCGTGATTTCAATAAAGGAAAGAACACTTTGTATTCATCCAAATCCAGCAACTCAAAGAACTTGTACAAAATGTAGGAATACGACAGAAAGTTCGTTCGGTCGTTCGGACAATACAACAAAAAAGGTGCCTGAATTTCCTGAAACATTGCACGAACCTTTTCCTCAATTTCAGGGGTAATGGTTGGTGGAGGATTACCGTTCAATCTACTCAAAATATGTGCACGATGCTCGTAATACTTGGATCGTCCTAACTTTTTCAGAATCTGACGTATGTCCTCTTCAGACATATCGGCAATATTATCAATCCTACGTTTCTTGATTTCTAAGATCACTTCATTCATGACTTCTTCGGGAATAATGGTAGACTCCTTTGCTTGGAACTGGTTCAGAATCTCATTGAGATGGTTAATCTTTTTGTATGCATAATTGTTTCGGTCTTTGGGTGGATCACGGAAACTTGGAAAATCTGAAACGACTAACGCATACTCTTCAGAACCACACGATGGACACACTAAAATACCTTCTGAACTGATTTCTTCACGCGCTACATTACACGCAGGACAGTGTTCAGTCAATAATTGTGTTGCTTCTGGACCATTACTTAGTTTCATACGAGTCACGTATTCATCAAAGATCTGTTTCTTGGATAATCCTGTATCCACTGCAGGTGTATTTGCTGAAAAGAATTTCATAAATGTATGTGCATCTTTGGGAAGAGGAGTAGATTGTGTAACACTTGAGGTTTCCTTTCCGTAATAGTCTAGCAAGATGTCTACGTTTTTCATATAGTATTCTTCCACTGGATTCGTCTTGGATAATTCATCTTCGACTTCTTGAATTTGTCTATCAATTTGCGAACACTTAACGATCTCAGTGAGTTCAGTTGAATTACTCAATGTTTCGCGTTGCTGTTGTAGTGTCTTAAGTTTAAGAGTCAATTCATCCCGCTGTATGTCCGAAGTATGTAATCCCCGAACTTGGTCTTGATGAATTGAATCTAAAGTTCCCATTGACGAACCTGTACTTCCAACCTCTCTCGTTTTACGAATTCGGAACACATCCATTTACAAATGTTTCTGTCTGCTTCCTGAAGACTGGATTTGTAAACATACAAGGTCGTTGCTTTTTTAAGAGTGCGAAGGTAGAATCATACGGCATTGAAAAATGAGTCGTAATATAGGTCAGCGCCAAGAACGCAGAGCGATTAATACCGCATTGACAGTGGACAAAGACTGTATTGGAGTTAGGTTCACGTAAAAAGGTAGATAACGCTTGTTCAAATGTAGGATACCATGTGAGAATATTTACAGTCATTGAATCTTCTGCACTCAGTCCAACGTAGCGTGTAGGGTTTTGCGTTCTAAACCAAGCAGGTGAATCTTCTGGAAATGCGCAATTGATAACGTGTGTAATTTTATATTTCGAACAAAATGCAGGCGTAAGCATTTCACCTGCTCCAACCAAGATGCGAGGATAGAACCATGCAGGAGGTTCAAAAAGATATCTAGGTTGAAGGAACATTACTTCTTTAAAGACCCTTGCCTTTAATCGAGACAAATCCCGCATCTTCGTATCGCATCAGTATGTAGGGTGGTAAGGGAGCAAGAGGTGCTTCTTTGTATCCACCCGAATGACTATCATGAATGGATTCAAGATGTTTGAGTTTTTCAAAATAATAATAGATCCATTGAAGAGCCATCATCAATGGTTTTGAACTTGTGATTTCTCCATGATACGAAATACCCTTTCGTTTGATTAATCCTTCTTCAATCAGTCGTATCGCAATATAGGTTGTATGTTTTCTTAACGGAACTTGTCCCAACTCAAACCGATGGTTAGAGACAAGTCTTTGAAATTCGGGAACTAGTTCGGGAATCATAGCGGGTATACATTTCAGATTGTAATATCCATAGTACAGTTCATCTCTTGAAATCGGAACGCTCAGAGTGTCGTAAATAAATGCACGACACGCGGAACATTGATGTGAACTCATTGTATTTTCTTTTGAGATTTCTTTGATTTACGAATCTGGGTTCGTTTTTTACGGAATGTAATACGTTTGGACTTCTTGACTTTTCTCGTCTTTTTACGACCACCTAATGTTCCTTCAGGAACTAAGTGAGCTTTATACCACTTTACATCTACAATGGTTTTTCGGGTATATGGATCTATGAACTTTGACGGTCCTTGTTGCCATAAGTTTTGCAATGAAGCAGGAAAGTAATAACTTTTTCTTGCAATGACTCCTCCTTCACCTACAATCTGTCCTACAACTGAACCTTCTTCAATATCATCCGATGAAATGACATCACCTGATCCAGCTTCAATGTCTTTTGAAGGAGGAGATGTTGGAGGTGTGAGAAACGCTGGGAGCTCTTCATCTTCATCGTCGGCATTATCTTCTTCTTCAGGCGCAGTATAGATAGTTGCAACTGCTCCTGTATCTGCATCTACATTACGAATCGCAGTATC